TGATTGGAGATACGAATGGAATCCCATCGCACCAAGACCCAACGACCTTTCTCTATAAGCAGAGTAGGCAGATTTAACAAAACTTGTTTTGTCTGACTTAATATGTTTTTGAAACCTTTTAAAATTTGCATTGTACTCTCCTAAGTTGTCTGTATCTACTGCGTTGTCTATGTAATGTTGAAGCACGTTGTCCAACATGGTTATTAAATCATCAATGAACAAAGGGTTCTCACTCCACTCATCAAAGTATTCTAAGTTTACGGAAGACAAACAACATACTGCTGTTCGTTCTTCGTTAGTAGGTAAAGTAATTTCAGAACATAGGTTGCTCTGTTTGATTTCTAAACCTAAATCTTTCTGTTCTTTGGGTAGTGCTTCGTTACATGTATCTATATTAATCATGTAAGGCTCACCTGTTTCTGCTCTAGCGTTTATGATTTGCCACCATAAATCTCTAGCGTTAACAATCTTTGTTGGTTCGTTTGTCTTGGGGTCAATCAATCTAAAGTCTGCATCTTCTTCAACAGCTTTAAGAAACTCATTGGTAATGTTTATACCATTATGAAGATTAAGATTTTTACGGTTAATATCTCCACCAGACTCTTTACGCATGTTAATAAACTCTTCAATTTCCGGATGAGATATATTAGTATAAGCTGCATATGAGCCCCGTCTTGTATCACCTTGATTAAAGCCTAACATTTGAGAGTCTACGACATGCATGAAAGGAATTGAACCAGTAGAACGACTGCCGTGAGTAGTAGGAATACCATTACTCCTAACATCTCCCCAAAATCCACCAATACCTCCACCTGAACTAGCGAGCCATATGTTTTCATCATAATGAGCAGATAAACCATCCCGACTGTCAGGTACATAATTAAGGAAACAGCTAATAGGAAGCCCACGACTTGTCCCCCCGTTACTAAGTATAGGAGTGCTAAACATGAACCAACAATTGGAACTGTAGTGATAAAGTCTTTGAGCCAATTCAAAATCTGTATGACCTTTGTAGGTTGCTCCGAAGACGGAGGCTCTTGCGAAGGCTTCTTGTGCGTGTGTTTCATTGACCTCGTATTCTCCTTTGTTATTTATTTTTTTCCATAAGTATCTATCCTTAAGTGTATCAAGACTAAACTTATCTAATAGTTTTTCATTACTGTAATTAATTTTGATACCAAGATATTCCTTGATACCTACTTTGTCTTCAACCATCTTTGTTTTCCTTTTGTAAATAGAGTGCTATTATAGCATAGTGTATTATTTTTAGCAAGTCTTCTGAGTTCTTCCCTTGTTTTTTTCCGTACCTCATGGCGTATTTCATGATGTTCCCCAAACAAAACCCTTCCCCATGTCCGGCATCCAGTATCATATCGGTTGCTTGATACTTACCATTGGCGTAGTGTTGATTATACGTTTTGTCAATGTGTTGTTTAATTGTTTCTAATACTCTATCTTCATTAAATTTATAGCTCATCGTTTCTCCATTCGTTAGGTAAAGTATTTTCACTGTACCATATAAAATTATTTTTTTCTGCCCACTCGGCATGAGTTCTTTTTGTTCCATTCTTTCTTCGTTTAGCGGCTGGCATAGGAGCAAAGGGAGATAAGAATAAAAAAACTAATTCTTGTTTAGGCTTTAGTGCCTTGCGTATCCAAATATATTTATTGTATTCTTGATAGTCCCAAAATCTACCTTTTGCTTCTAGCAAAAACTCAGTGTTTCCAATAACCTTAACAAAGTCTGGCTCGTAGTGATGCTCAACTATGTAAGGAACTCGGTCTGAGTGATGTTTCCAATCTGTTAAGATGGTAGTGTGTAAGGTGTGTTCCCATTTAGAGTCATAACCTTTAGGTAAATCTTTTTCTTTAGGTCTTATCTTCCTTGGTTTTCTAAAGCCAACCATTATATTATATCTGAGTACTGAATTTTGTCAAGGGGTTTAGACTTTAATTTACGTTTAATTAACTTGCCAAACCATTTAGGTGTGTATGCTGATAACATTAAGGTTCTTCCTGTATAAAAATGAGTTTCTTTGGGTAAATATTTTTTGTAATTAGAAGCCGAAACCTTTTTTGTTTCTTCATCTGTAAGCATGGTTTTTAACCAAGCAATTAAAAACTCAATTGATTTTTTTCTTATTGCTTTAGATTTTTTTCCGTTCATGTAACTTCCTCCACGTTAGGTTCACTAACAACTTTTGTAAAATATACAGGTCCTTTTGCATAATTAAATACACGTAATCCCTGACCATCGTTAGCATCTTTATGACACTCAAATTTATGAGGACACCAAGTACACCCTCTTGCAATTTTCATATTCCCTGCTTTGCCTTCAGGAACAGTAGCATAACAAAAATCAGGAGGTGTGTCTGCAACAATGCTTTTTTTAACCTGTTTAATTTTACTTACAATGTTAGGTTTATCCATATCATCAGGAATAAACATTGTCAGTTCTCCTGTTTCTTTATTCATAACTAAGAAGCCACCTTCGTTTGTGCCTTCGGCTTTTTCATAACCTGCAAGTTGTGCAAGATAACCAAACGCATCGTCTTCTGAAAGAGTACCCTCTTTAAATTTTTTAAATGCATAACCGGAAGCAGTTTTTACATCGACTACTTCTCCATCTATTTTACAATCCATGTGTCCTTTAATTCCATTAACAGTTATTTCTTTTTGCATGGATGTAAGTTTATGACCCGATAATTTTACAAAAAATAAAAGTAAGACTTCTAATAAATGTCCATATAAAAATTTAATTTGAGTGCTGGGCTGAAGTTTTTCAGTTGTTTCGCCATCAGCTTGAGCATCATACCATAGTCTTCGTTCAGGTTTACCTATGTTAGACATTCTAAGATTTGCTTTTCCCGTCTTATCTTGAGGGGTTGCCCAATGTTTAAGAGCATCAGCCATCTCTTGACCAAACTCTTTATATTGTTTATCTGTTATACCTATTTCGTTTCCTTCTGTAAGGTTATTAAGTATAGAGTATATATCTTCTACTAAATTATTTAATTTCTTTTTCATTGTCTGCTTCCTTAAAAGCTTTAATTACATCTGATGAAAATAGTTTCTGTAAATTTACGAGAAACATTCTACTTGCTTTGTGGTCACCACCACTCACAGTTTTAAATGTATCAAGTTTATCTACAATAGTTCTAAGAACATCTGTTTTAAATACAAGAGTACAAAATTCATTGTCTCCTACACAAAGATTATGAAACCAGTAATCAGATTCTGTTGCTCTAATTCCTGAAGGTTTACCCCATGATTCATATTCAATACATATGTTTCCGGACTTCTGCCATAAATCTTTTTCAGATTTAACTTCAATCTTTTTATTTGTTAGCATCTCTGCTATTTTTTCTTCACGTATTGTACCATATTCTAGGTCAATGTCAAACTTTTTTCTGTTTTCTTTAGTGGGTTTCACTCCAATTATCTCCTATCTTGTATTCACCACCCATCGGACAGCGAAGATTAAAATGTTCACCTGCTTCTATAATACTTTTAACAGCAAGCTCACCTGTAAATTCTGCTTGAGATTCTTTCACCTCAATTTGCCACTCATCATGTATATTAGCAACAAACTTATAATCAATTGTATTTAATTTAAGACTATCGTCTAACATTACTAATGCTTTCTTCATAAGTATAGCACCTGCACCTTGCAATAAAGTATTTAAAGCTGCATGTTTATGTCTTAAAAATATCTTACGACCATCTAATCCTTTAAGGAATTTTTTTTCTGCTGCGATATCAACTCTGTTCTTAAGAGTTGCAAGTGCTGGTAGACTACTAAGAAAGCGTTCTCGCAAGAGCTTACCATCTGCTCTGCTTCCTTTAATGATGCTTCCAATCTTTTCATCTCCTGCCCCGTATATGAGTGCATAGATGAAAGTTTTTGCCTCATCTCTTGATTTAAGTCCAGCAAACGTTTGGTTAGCTGTGTGAATGTCTCCGTTAATAATTTCATTTATGTATTCCTCGTCAGCCATGTAGTGTGCTAACATTCTAAGTTCTAATCCACTTGCATCTACACCTACAAGTTTGTATCCTTTTGGAACAGTCCAACATGCTCTACACTCAGTACCATAAGGACTATATACAGCAGGTACTTGAGCCATGTTTGGACTTCGGTGTGCCATCCGACCTGTAATAGCACCAGTACATATGACTGAACCATGAACTCTGTCATTATGTAAAGCATCAATCCATGATGAAACTTGAGCAGCTCTCTTTTGTAAAAGCAAAAACTCTGCAATTAAACCTGCTTCTTTGATATGTTTTACTTTATTTAAAGTTGCTTCGTCAACAATCGGCTGACCTGTGGGAGTAAACCTTGTCGGTTTCCATCCGAAATCTTTTAAGTATTCACCTATTTGTTGTCGAGAACCAAGATTAAATTCTTTTAGTTCTTGTCTCATAAAAGGTTTTATATTATTTGTTTTAACTCTTTCAGAGTATTCAATTTCAGTTAGTCCTGATTTTGAAAGCGTACCATCCTTTTTTAATTTTGGTTTTACTTCTTTAACATCTACCCATTTAGGTTTAAATGTTTCATGTACTTCAGTTTCAACCTCGCTTTTTCTTTTATTAATTTTACTTAACAATAACATAGCTTCTTTCTCATTAAAAAAGAAACCATTTTCTGTTTGCTCTTGTAAAATTTTTGTGGTTTTATGTTCAATTAAAATTGATTCTTTTGAAAATCCAATACATTCTTTTTTTAAATAATTAAATAATGTTTTATTTATTTTAACATCTTTTATACAACGACTTAACATGTCTTCAGAAAACTGAGTCCAATCATCGTGTTGTTGTTTTTGTACACCACCTAAACGATAGCCCCACTTTTCAATGGAATGTCCCCCTTCTCTAACTGGATTAGAAATCCTAGAAAGGATAAGCGTGTCTAAAATTTTACTTGTTTCATGTAAGTCAATATCATATAATTTTTTAATAACAGGTATATCATAGCCAACAATGTTGTGACCTATAAGTTTGTCTGCTGACTGTAAAAATTCTATACCCTCTTTTATTTTGTCAGGTTTAAAAGAATAAACCTTATCGTTCTCATCAATAGCTACAATACACCATATCGTGTTGGCTTCAAAAAATAAACCATTAGCTTCAATGTCAAATACTAATTCCATACGTTCTCCTAAAATGGAATGGCATCACTGTCATGTAATAACTCTGAGTCTTCATACTCGTGCAACCTACCAGTGTTTTTATTATACACTAAAGATGTGGCATTACCAACATCCCCTGTGTATCTAGACTTCAACACACGAAGATTGGTTGTTCTAGATTCTAAATCATCATCCGACTGTTGATTTCTTTCGAGTGCAATCACGCAATCCGATAACTGAGCTATACTATTAGACCCTCTTAAATGTGAAAGACTTACAGTAATACCATTCTCATGTCCTTTGTTTCCTTCTACTCTTCTAAGATGCGAGACAAGGATAATTCCTGCACCTGTTTCTTCTACCATGCTGCGTAGTCTGTGCATGATATTGTCAATAGCTTTGCGTTCATCACCATCTAACATTGAACTAACAAGCATATGTAGATGGTCTACAACCACCCATTTGCAATCACAACCTACAATAAGGTAGCGTAATTTGGCAAAGATTTCTTCGATATCATTAGCTCCAAAGTGAGCATGAATAAATACTCTATCGTTTGCAAAAACTTTGTCAAACATATCTGCCAGCTGTGTTTGGTTATAACTATCTCGTGTACTATCAATAAATAGTTTATCATTTGCTTCAATAGAAAGTATACCATCTACTGTACGTTTCCAATCTTCTTCCAAAGCAATAACACCTACGTTATCGTTTGTTTGTTTGATAAGCCAGTGCTCTAGCTCACGAGTGACACTCGACTTACCTAATCCCGTACCACCTGTAAGAGTTACAAGCTCTCCTGCTCTCAGACCAAGAAGCTTTCTATTTAAACCATTCCAAGGATAAGGAACACTTTGTTTGTGTTCTCGATTAAGAAATTCTTTTTGTTTATTTGCTACCCGAATAATTCCACTTGGAGTATAAACCTGTGCATCCCACCAAGCCCTTGTAAACTCTTGGTGTCTGCCTTTGTTAAGCATATCGTTAGGGTCTTTGTACCCATTAGGAAGCGTAACAATCTTTGCTTTTCCGGGCTTAAGTATTGTTGCGACTTTCTTTGCAGCGTCTTCTCCTGCTTTATCTTTATCAAAACATATCACAACATTGTCAAAACTTTCGACATACTCAATACTTTCTTTGATGTCTGCAACTGCTGCTGCAGCCCCACGTTTAATGGAAACAACTGCCCACTTACTACCTAATAGTTCATAGGTAGCCATAGCATCACATTCACCCTCGACAATTGTCAAATATTTACCACCCTCTTTAAATAAATTTTGTCCAAATAATCCTGAACCCTGTATTGTCCCCTCAAAAGAGAAACGTTTGTCTCGTATGTATCTAATCTTGGTAGCACACTGCTCATGATTTATATAGAATGGATACAGGTGTTGTGCTAATTGACCTGCCCCATCATAAACAACCTTGACACCAAACTTTTCTGCTGTCTCTTTGCTTATGTTTCTGTCGGTTAGCTTTGCAAAAATACCACCATGAGCATTAAAAACTTTAGGTGTTGGTGTGGGTTTATTATAATTTTTTGTAGACATAACTGTTCCGTTTGAATATTTAGGAAAAAAGGCATCACAACTAAAACATTTAGCTGAACCATCCTCGTTTATTGAACATGCGTCTGTGCTCTTACATTCAGGACAGGGCACATGATACTTTACAAATTTACTTTGATTCATAATTAATTCCTATAAAAAGAAAAGCCTCCCTAAAATAGAGAGGCTTTGTTGGAGATAGATGTAGCAATTAAGCTTCGTCTGAAGCTTCTTCAACTACATCGGGTTTAGGCTTAGCCTCAATGATAGCTTCGTCTCTACCCTTAAGCAACTCTTCTAAGTTAGCTCTATGAGTACGACTAGCAAAGTCTAAAGCCTCAATTACGACTTGTAGATTACCTACTTTTTGTACAATAACAGTTGCTTCTTGCTTTACAGCATCATCACTAATATTATTTACATCAAAGTTTGTAGTTCCATCGTCATTGTTGATAGTAATTATCATTAGAACTCTTCTCCATCACCGAATGGGTCTAACTCAGAGCCATCCTGTGATTTTAAAGATACTAAATCAAGTACCTGCATAGCTTGGAAATCCAAGCCTTTAAAGCTACCATATTTATTGTCGGTTTCCCACTCGTTGTACTGTATTTTAACAGTCGAGCCATTACCAACAATCACATCCAATGGTTCTTTATTTTTATCGAAAAGTTTTGGGGCATTTCTTACCATGCCATTTGGTCCATTAACTTTTCGCTTTATTGTAAGTGCTCTACCAATAGGTGTTGCACCACCACTCTCATCCTTTACAGATAAGTCTTTTACTTTAAACCCACGAGCTTGAAAATCATTGGCAACATCATCTTCCACGACTAAGTCAACTGTATACACAGGCTCAAACGTAGTGTTTGGTGTTGTCACTGATGCCCAATAGGCTTTTCCTTCTAATACTGCCATATATTCCTCCTTAAGGTTGGCGTTTTAATGAGTGCATTATACACTAATTAATCTCTAATGTCAAGCAAAATATCTTCCATTGTTATAACAGGATTTTTAAATAAAGTTACTAAAAACTTTTCTCCTTGTGTATTAACCTCATAAGATATTTTATTATCATAAAATTCTTGGTAGTTTTTAGATACATAATCTTCAAACTGTTTTAATTCATCTCGGTCAAAGGAAGCCGTTGCGTCTTCTTCCAACATTCTATCGTATAAATAATTCATCGTTCTCCTTAAATATTAATTGTAAATGGAAGAGTACAACCATTAATTGTTGTAGGTTTATCAAATGTTAAATCCATTATATAATTAGTTGTTGCTGTTTTAACATTACTAGGTACTCGACCATCATATTGTACATTGATTACATTACCTTCAAACAAATCATATATCACAGTAAATTTTAAATTTCGTTTTATATTAATCTGTTGGATATAATCCCCATAAGGTTTAGGTGAACTAACTTTAGGACAGACAGCCAAGATAATAGGTTCTGTTATTGTTTCTGGCTCTGAAGTTATCTCTGGCTGTCCTGTTATCTGTGTACCTGTTAGCACACCAAGCCCAGCGTTAGCACCTAAGTTTTCAACAGGTTCAGGCTCTACTATTGGTTCAGCATTTAGTTGCTCGTCTAACTCGTTAAGTATTGAATAAATTTCTTCATTAATTTTTTCCATACTAAAAACTCTGTCAGATAAATCAACCAAAGAATTACGATAGCTTTCTCGTGTAGACTGTATCAAATCTGTTTGTTTTCTTACGCTGTCGAACTCTTCGTTTAACGATAAAAAAGATTGGTTCAACCTATTAAGTCCTGCTTGATTGTCTGATATACCACCTGCTATTGCATTGATAATAGTATACACAGATATAAAAGCTGTTGCCATTACGACACCGAATATTATTTTAAATTTCATTTACCTTGTCCTCTATATTTTTTATAGTTAGCTTTTTTATTTTTGTTCATGGTTGAGGTGCTAACATTCCCCCCACCTTGACTTGTCTTCTTACCTCTGCCTTGTGTAGCAGATGTATATACAGATTTATTCCACGTCTTCGCCATACCTATTCTCCTCTATGGTTGCCCTGCGTTTGTCTCTGTACTCTGTAACACTTCGACCATCAGCATAGTCAACAGTTTGTTTATACCATAACCCATCTTTGTACCTTGTGTCAATAGCTATAACTTGTTTTGCTTGTTTTTCTAATTCAAGTGTTTGTCTTTGCTGTTCAACAGCTTCATCATGTTGTGTCATTGTTTTTTTTCCTCGATTTTTTTAGTTCCATTAACTCATCCCACTTGTAAAACTGTTTAGTCTCTGCATCCCAAAAGTTTCCACGATAGGTTTTCTTTATTGGTGTAGGTATGTGTGGCTCTATCTTATTATCCTCAATTAAATAAATATATAAAGTTGTGATTGACAAAAGCAAAACAACACCCACTACTACTAACATAAATTCCATAAGTCGACCTCTTTAAATAAAAAGATATAGTATAGCATAAAAATTTTCTTTAGTCAATAGACACATATGTAAAAGGTTTAACAGACATCATGTTTTCCATAAAGAATTGCCTGTAATCCCCATCAGTATTGATACAACCACCTACTAATATCTCATCATCAGAGTTGTATTTAATATCTGATACAGTTAATAGTATTCGTTGTTGGTGCTCACCTGTTTCAACCTTATGGTACTTAAACATTAAACCATAGCCATTAAAGAATGCTTTTGATATTGCTTTTTC